TGAAAATACTGGTCGTGGTATGTCTATCACATTGTTATATCTTGACGAGTTCGCATTCGTAAGACCAACAATCGCTGAACAGTTCTGGACATCTATCACACCAACTCTAGCAACTGGTGGTAAGGCTATCATTACAAGTACTCCAAATAGTGATGAAGATCAGTTCGCATTAATATGGAAGGGTGCCAATAAGACCGAAGATGAGTTTGGTAATAAAACAGATGTAGGTAAGAACGGATTCAAGGCATATAGATCATATTGGCATGAGCAACCCGGTCGTGACGAAAAGTGGGCCGAAGAGATGAAGAATCAGTTAGGGCAAGATCGCTTCAATCGTGAAATTGGTTGCGAATTTATTATCGCAGATGAGACACTAATTAATCCTAATACACTTATTATGTTAGAAGGGGTAGAACCTGTACATCGTATGGGACAAGTGCGTTGGTATAAAAAACCAACTAAAGGAAATGTTTATGTAGTTGGGTTAGACCCAAGTTTAGGTACAGGTAGTGATCCAGCAGCCATACAGATATTCGAAGCAAATACTACAGAACAAATTGGTGAATGGAAACATAATAAGACAGAGATTCCTCAACAAATAAAATTATTAGCAGAAATCAACAAGTATATTGTAGAATGTACAGGTGAGCCTAATAACTTATATTACAGTCTAGAAAACAATAGCATAGGCGAAGCCGCATTAATATCATTAGCAGAATTTGGAGAAAGTAATATTCCTGGAATTTTTTGTAGTGAAAGCGGGAAAAAGCGCAAGGGATTTAATACTTCTCATAAGATAAAGTTGACTGCCTGTGCTAAGTTTAAAACGCTTTTAGAAACTAAAAAAATGAAAGTGCATAGTCGTTCATTAATTTCAGAACTTAAGACATTTGTAGCATTAGGCGGAAGTTATAGTGCTAAAGTAGGGGAAACAGACGATTTAGTAATGGCAAGTCTGCTAGCAGTAAGAATTATGCAACAAGTAAGCGATTTTCACTTTGATATAGACAATCATATGCGCGATCACGAGGAAATGATACAGCCTCTACCATTCTTTGCAGTTTTAAGTTAATTTAGACTAAATATTACTATGCCAATAAGTCAAGAAACTTTTAATAAATCACTTTACGATTTGCTTAGAACAAAAGGTTTAGATCCTGTTCCAGTCAACACCGCAGGTAATAAAGAACCTGTGCCAAATACAGCCGATGTTTTTAAGATAGACATTGACGATGAAAATGTTTGGATTACTATAGATGACGCACAACAATTAAAAGTTTATTACGATGACGAAGTAATGAAACAGACTATGGAAGAAAACACAAGTTTTAAAAGTTTGTTACTTCATTTAAAAGACTGGGCAAAACGCAGACAGTTAGGTTTTGAATTAGTAAACAGAGATCACTTAGCCAGCGATATGGCGCAGAGGGACTATATGAAAAAGTTAGATGAAGGCTATTATCCAATGGGTAGAAAATCAAGTTATAGTGACAATGTGCCTAAGGTAAAAATTGTGCTATTACATACTCGCCAACTTGAAGAAGGTGAACAACGTTTTCGTAATGTAGAAAAAATTTTTGTTGAGAACACAAACGGCGAACGTTTTGCGATCCCAACTAACCGCCCAGGTCTAGCAAGAGTCTATGCGCGCCATATAGCAGAAGGTGGTACACCTTACGACGAGCGTGGCAAACACATTACAAGTCTAGTAGAAGAATATTCAAAAATGGCTGGTTTCGTTCGCGCTACAAAGAACGGACAATTTAACGAATCAGCACAACGTTTAGTTAACGAAGGAATCAATCATTATCAAAGTTTGCGTGAAACTTTGACACGCATGACCACTCAACGTGGTTATAACAAATATTTTGAAAGCTATAGTCCAGTACTTAACGAAGAAAATGAAGATAGTGTCAGTTTAAATGAATTATTTGTACAAGAAACTTTAGACCCACGTATTGAAAGTGTAATGCCAATCCTTAAACGATTGAATAAAAATATCAACGAAATGAATGAAGTAAAAGAATTAGAAGAATGGGCACAATCAGTACTCGAAGTAGAAGATGAGACTACAAAGACATTAGCAGAACCAGCAGCAGATATGCTTGATGAAGCACCTGGCGCAGAGACATTAGCACACAATGATAAAACAGAAAAATCAAATTTAAAGGCATTTGATTTAGATGAAGAAATTAAAATAAAATATGAAGTTGTAGATAAAAACGGTAAACGTGTAGGCACATGGGACGGAATGATATTTAAGGCATATGACAGATCAAAATATCCTGCAGGCATTATGGATAAAATACCAGCCGGTGCTACAATTGATAAAGAGTCCGGTCCATTAGACGATAAACATATTGCTATGGGTAAAGCAGGCCTTGAAGAAGATAATTTAGATGAAATAAATTTAGGTAAGACTGGCAAAGCATTGGCTGCTACAGCAGGTTTAGCTGCTGCCGGTATTGGCGGTGAGCATATGGCTAAAATGCCAAACCTTGACCAACTACAAAATCAACCTGGCTTTGCTTATGAATTGACACAGAACTTAGCAAAGGATCCAAAGTATCGTGAATCAATGCAGACTTATTACGATGCTCTCAATGATCCAGAAACATCTCCAATGAGAAAAAAATTAGCCAACCAATATAATAGCGATCAATATTTTAGAGTTTGGATGGACACTATTGATCAAGCAAAAGCAAAGCAACCAACCATTTGGAATAAAATTAAAAATTTTGTGAAATCAACATTCAGTGAAAGTTTACAAGAAGGTTTTACTAATAGTCAAGAAATTGCTGATGCGATGGAAAAAGAATTTGCAGCATATTATGGTAACACTAAAGTAACATTAGATCAGGTATACGATGCTTTGGATGTATATCAAAACATGATGGACAACCCAGAGCAAATGGATGTAGATGAAGTGGCTCAAATTTTAATAGATAAACTACATTCCAAAGGACGTATGGTACCAGATGTAAACGAAGATTTGGATGCTAATCAAAAGCGTGTAGGACAATTAGGTCCAACTGAAAAAGTAGGTAAGAATGAAAAAAATCTACGTGGTAAATTAGTTGGTGCAAGCGAAAGCGCAGAATCAACAGAAGAAGCGATTACTGAAATGGATTCACCCGGACCTCACGACAATCCATATGCTAAAGGTGGTAAGGGTACACCAATAAAAGCAGATAAGGCTAAGAAAGATTTTGCTAAAATCTTACAAAAGAATATAGATAAATCTAACAAGGCAAAACACGATACTGATAAAAAAGTGGCACAGCATATGAAAGAGGGACAAGATGACCTCGACGCCATTCTTAGAATCGTGCGCAAGTAATTTACCCATTACACAATAAAATAATATATTTTGCTTTACCATAGGGTATAAGTAATATTGACACAGCATGATATTCGTGTAGAATATTAAGTTGTGTTAGTTGTCTCCTAGACAACTCAACATAAAACACATTTAGGCTCAACATAGGCATTTACAACATAGGAGATTATATATGGCAAGTCTAGCAGATATCCGTGCCCGTATCGCGGCACAAGAAAGTAAGAAGTCAGGTCAGGGTCAACGCACCCAATCAGATAACGCAATTTATCCACACTGGAATATGGACGAAGGCACTAGTGCTGCAATTCGTTTTCTTCCAGATGCTGATTCAAAGAATACGTTTTTCTGGGTAGAACGTCAGATCATCAAGTTGCCATTTAATGGTGTAAAGGGTGATCCAAGTATGAAGCAAGTAATTGTACAAGTTCCTTGCGTGGAAATGTATGGCGACAACTGCCCTATTCTTGCAGAAGTTCGTCCATGGTATAAAGACGATACACTCAAAGATATGGCTAATAAGTATTGGAAGAAGCGTAGTTATCTCTTCCAGGGCTTTGTTCGTCAAAACCCAATTGGCAATGATGTAACTCCTGCAAACCCTATTCGCAGATTCGTCATCAGCCCACAGATTTTCACTATTATTAAGGCAAGTCTTATGGATCCCGAAATTCAAGAATTGCCAACTGACTACATGCGCGGTCTTGATTTTAATATCAAAAAGACTAGCAAGGGCGGTTATGCTGATTACTCAACTAGTAATTGGGCACGCCGTGAAAGCGCATTGACTGAAGCCGAGCAGGCTGCAATTGAAGCACACGGTCTTTTCAATCTTGCTGACTTCTTGCCAAAGAAGCCCAGCGAAAGCGAACTGCGTGTAATCAAGGAAATGTTTGAGGCTTCAGTAGATGGTAAGCCATATGATGCTGATAAGTTTGGTGCATACTACCGCCCATATGGTGTTGATGTTCCTGCAGGTGCAGAAAAGCCTGTAACAGAAACTTCAACTATTACTGTATCAACAAATAAAAAGGTAGTAGATGGTCATGGCGATGCACATGACGTTGAAGAAACTGAATCAAAGAGTGAACCCGTAGTTGTTCCTAAGAGTACTTCTAGCGATAAGGCACAGGACATTTTAGCGATGATCCGTGCTAGACAGCAGAAGGGCTAAAAGTATTGGGGAGAGAGCAATCTCTCCCCTCTCCTAACTTAGAGGACACTACCATGACACTACCAGACGAAAGATACCGCGCACTAAAGCAGGGAAAGAAGTTGCTAGAAGAATTATGCGATCCAGGCAAGACGCCTAGGGTGCCGAGCATCGTCCGTGATCGTGCGCGTGGTGCATTAAGACACTATCCAAATGACTATGAACTTGATCGTATCGCGGACAGTTGTCCTGATATGCTTGACAAAATACCATTTAATGATAGACTAGCAAGAAAGAATATTTTTAAATAAGGAGGGCCCGTGGCCAAACCATTTGATGTTAGCAAGTTTAGAAAAGATATTACCAAAAGTATTGAAGGTCTCAGCATTGGTTTCAATGATCCTACTGATTGGATCAGTACCGGTAACCACGCT